AGAATCAAATGATGTTATTATTATAGCATCACTTGGTGTGTTTTCTACTGGAGTAAATATACGTAATCTTCATAATTTAGTGCTTGCACATCCTACTAAATCGAAAATAAAAGTATTACAATCAATTGGTCGTATTTTACGTAAGTCAGATAACGGTCAAAAAGCAACAGTGTTTGATATTATTGATGATCTAAAATATAAATCTAGAGATAATTTTGCATTAAGACATTCAAATGAACGCTTTAAGTATTATACCACAGAGGAGTTTGATTACAAAATCAATTCAATAGATTTATGACACAAAAAAGAACCAGACAAAAACCAGGCGATGAACATTACGTTAATAATATTGAATTTACATTAGCGCTAGATGAATATAGTCAAGCTTGTAAGAAAGCTTTAGCTAAAGGAGAAGAGAGACCAGTTATGTCTCGTTATCTAGGAGAGTGTGTTTATAAAATGTCAAATAGACTATCTCTTACTCCACGTTTTAAAGGTTATATGTATAGAGATGAGATGGTACAGAATGCTATTTTAGGTGCTATGAAATATATGTACCGCTTTGACGGAACACGTTTTGACAACGGTTTTGCGTATGTAACCCAAATATTATTCAGTCATATGATACAGACTATTAAGAATGAAAAGAAAAAATATGAACTAAATTTAAGACTTATTCAAGAAGCAGAAGTCTCTGTTATGGGAGATCAAGAATTTGAAGGTGTTGCTGATACACACGCTCGTTCTATAGCAGATCAAAAATTAGATGAGTTGCAAAGTCAAAGAGTAGAAAAAGGTAAAGGTGGTTTCTCTTTACGTACTGGTTATACTAAAGAATCACGCGCCGCTTATAAAGGTGGTACACCATTACGACCATCAAAAGGTGAAAAATGAAAATAGCGTTTATTGGTGATTTACATTTCGGTGCACGCAACTCTAATCAAGTTATTCAGCGTCATCAGAGAAGTTTTTTAATGAACTGTTTCTGGCCATATATTGAAAAAAACAATATTAAAACTGTTATTCAAACAGGTGATTATTTTGATAACCGTAAATGGATCAATTTACAAACTATGTCTTTTCAAAAGATGTATTTTGTTGATTTCGCTGAAAAATTAAACGTAACAGTACATGGTATTATTGGTAATCATGATATACCTTTACGCCATTCCTTAGTTATGAATTCGCCACAGCAAATATTAACTCAATCACATATGAATTTTTATGATAAACCTAAGACGTTAAATTTTGATGGTGTTGACATTACTTTTATACCTTGGGTGTGTAAAGAAAATTACGAAGAAGTAACTAATGTTATTCGTAAAGGTGGAGATATATTAGTAGGGCATCTAGAAACGCAAGGTGCTGTATTACTACCCGGAAGGTTATCTGAGGAAGGTTATCTGCCAGCAGACTTTAAAAACTGGAAAGAAGTTATTTCAGGACACTATCATACACAAAATAAAATCGCTAATATACATTATATTGGTATACCTTATCAACTAATGTGGAACGACACTTCTTCTAAACAAGGTTTTTGGATACTAGACACTACTGATCGATCATGGGAATTTGTAGAAAATAAAGGAAAATATTTTCATAGAATAACATGGAACGATGGGTGTGATTATCCTATTGAATTATGTTTGGATAGCTATGTAAAGATTAACATAAAAAAGAAAACTAGTTTTGAAGAATTTGAAAAATTTATTGATCGGGTTAACTTTCAAGAACCTTTTGAAGTTAAAATACTAGAATCGTTTGAAGAATTTAATCAAGAAAATGTAGGAGAAATTATACAATTATCTTCTACTACTGAGCTTATTGGAGAGTATATTGATGATGTTGCTACAGATAATAATAAAGAATCTATTAAAAAACTTATGATAGAGATATATGAAGATGCTATGAGTGTAGATGAATGATATTATTTAAAACAGTTTCATATAAAAACTTTCTATCTACAGGTAATACACCTAACGTTATCTTACTCAATAGAGTACCGTCTGTTCTTATTACCGGTCAAAACGGTTCAGGTAAATCTACTATTCTAGATGCTCTATGTTATGGTATTTTTGGTAAACCTTACCGTAATATTAATAAACCACAATTAATGAATACAGTTAATGAAAAAAACTTAGAAGTTGAAGTTGAGTTTGAAATTAATAGTGTAGACTATAAAGTAGTTAGAGGTATTAAGCCTAATAAGTTTGAAATTTATCGAAATAAAAAACTTATGCCTCATGATGCAGCAATAAAAGATTATCAAAAAAAATTAGAAGATATTATTGGTCTTAATTATAGAGCATTTACTCAAATTGTGATTCTTGGTTCAGCAAGATATCAATCATTTATGGATCTTCCTACAAATGATAGAAGAGTTATTATAGAAGAAATATTAGACATAACAGTTTTTTCTAAGATGAATAACATTCTTAAATCTAGAGCACAAAATACAGAACTAGATATCAAGGAAAATGAATATCAAAAAGAAATTTTAAAAACAAAAATATCAGGTCAAAAAGGTCTTATTAATAATCTAGTAAACAGATCTAAAGAATCAGAAGAAAAAATACTACAAGAAAAAAATAAAATTGATGGGCAAATTAATTTAATAGAAATTAAAATTTCTAAATCTGATAGCGACATAAATCTTTTAACTCTTATTGATGTAAATGACTTACAAGATAAACTCTCAACAGCAAAATTTAAAGGTCAGCAAATAAAGCAAAAAAGAGCTGAAGTAGATAGTAAAATAAAATTTTATAAAAATCATGATCACTGTTATGTGTGTGAGCAAGATATAGATAATGGGTTAAAAACTAAACAAGTAACTATTCTTTCAGAAGAAGCAAAAAAATTAGAAGACTTAAAACCTGTTGTAATATCAACTTATCAAACATTGGAAGAAAAAATAAGAGAAGCACATGAAGTACAGCAGCAGTATGATTCTATCTTAGAAGTAAGAAGAGATTTAGTAAATCAAAAGAAAGCTTTATTTACTCTTTATAGTAATCTAGAAGTACGTACTCAAGAATCTGATTCAATATCTTTAAAACAAGCTCAAAAAGAACTTACAGAATATGATATCGAATTTAAAATTTTAGAAAAACAATCACATAATCTTGCAGAGCTTAAACATTATTATGAGATTTGTAGAATACTATTAAGAGATGATGGTATAAAAGCTAAAATTATTAAGCAATATTTACCTGTTATGAATCAGCTTATCAATCAATATTTAGATCGTATGGGTGCTAATTATTCTTTTCATTTAGATGAATCGTTTAATGAAGTTATTAAATCGCGATACAGAGATACATTTAGTTACGCATCATTTTCTGAAGGAGAAAAAATGCGAATTGATCTTGCTCTTATGTTTACATGGCGTGAAATTGCTAAGTTAAAAAATAGTGTTAATACTAACTTACTTATTATGGATGAAGTAGGTGATAGCTCTCTTGACGCAGAAGCTACTGATGTTTTATGGGATATTTTAGGTGGGTTAGATAACACTAATGTATTTGTTATATCTCATAAAGGGCAAAATAGTGATCGGTTTAAATCATTAGTTGAATTTTATAAAGATGGTAATTTTTCGAAAATAATCGATTCAAAAAAATAATAAATACAGTATGAAATTATTTTTAGTTCGTCTACATAACAATAATCCTCCTATACTTACTTTTGGTAAAACAAGAGCTTTAGTCGGTCGCCAAATGAAAAAGTTTCTTGGACCAGACATGGTTGATGAGGTTGTTCCTGTTTCTAATCAAGACGCTGAAACAGAATATGGTTATGACTATAAGCAACAAGCTAGGTGGAATATGGTAAGGAGTGAATCGGTGGAAAATATTTCAACGCTTTCAGGAGATAATCCTTTTCTAAGAGAAAAAATGGATATGAAAAAAGCTGATATGGGTGATGTAATTGATGATTTTAAAAAGTCAGATGCTCCTCAATTTCAAGGCAAATCTATGGCTAAAAGACGTCAAATGGCTATTGCCGCAAAATTAAATGCTAATGAAGAGCAAAAACAAGATTTAAAATTATCTGCAGTATCTGAAGGTATAGATCAAAAAGTTCTTAAAACTTTTAAAACTATGTTAAAAGATGGTGAAGAAGATAGTGTACGATTACTACTTCAAGGGATGCCTAAGCATACAAAGAATATGTATATGTCTCGCTTAGGTATTAAAGAGTCAGAAAAAATAGATATAAAAACAAAAGCATTTAATGAAATAGTTTCTCATCTTAATTTAGCTAAAAAACAACAAATAGTTTTTAGTGAAGACTCAGTAAATGATAAAGGTCATTACAAAATGACCTATATTAAACGTTCATCTAAAGACAATAAATTACATTTAGATGTTCATCACACTGCAGTTGATTTTAAAGGTGAAAAACCAGATAATCGTCCTAGGATAGATAATCTTATCAAAAACTCTGAGCAACATAAAACTATGAAGAATAAAGGGTATTCAATTTCTCATTATGGTTCACACGATCATCACGATAGTCATGAAAAAATTCATGGTACTAAACCAAATATTACAAAAGAAAATGTTAATGAAGATGATTTAGAAGAAAAAACTCCTATAAAGCCTGTTATTGTTGATCGTAAACGTCCTAACTTAAAAGTGCCTAATCCTAATTATAAAAATAAACAGTATGTGCGTCCTAAGAAAAAAGATAATGAAAGATCAATGGATATTTACAGAGAAAATAAAACAGAATAGATTTTTTTATTATAATGGTTAAATGCGAGTATCACTCTTTACAAATTACGGAGCCCTTAACTCTCCACCAATCTTTTCTGCCTTTGCAGAAGGATGTGACGAAGATATCGTATTTAACGACATGGACGCAGACGTTGCAGTCATATGGTCAATCTTATTCGCAGGACGGATGGAACCAAACCGTAAAGTTTGGGAGCACTATACCAGACAAGGTAAACCCATCATCGTCATCGAGGTTGGAGCTCTCAAAAGGAACGAAACCTGGCGAGTAGGTTTAGGTGGCATCAATAACGGTGCTGAATTTGCTAATCATACAAATTTAGAAGAAGGTAGGGTTGAAAAGTTTGGGATTAAACTTGAGCCCTGGAAAACTGATGGACAATTTATTACAATCGCTACACAACGACCAGACTCACACCAATGGTCTTCAATGCCAACAGTTGAAGTATACTTACGAAACGCTATTGGGAAAATTAGAGAACATAGTTCCAGAGATATCGTCATCAGACCCCACCCTAGAGACAGGATTACAGACTTTCATGGAGTTGCTGCAGAATTTAGGGATGTGTTCTTCGATGTACCAAGGAATACCGGTATAGACGATAATTTTAACTTTAACGAAATTTTAGACAGATCGTGGTGTGTTATTAACCATTCTTCAAATCCAGCTATTGAAGCAGTTATAAACGGTGTACACGCGTATACAAGTTGTATGTCATTTGCTTATCCAATGTCTGTAAAACAATGGAGAGACATAGAGTCGCCTCCATATAATAACAGAGAACAATGGCTTAAAGAGCTTACACATATTGAGTGGTGGCCAGAAGAAATTTCAGAAGGAAAACCGTGGAAGAGACTCAAAGATTATCTTTGGTAATGCCAAGACCATCTCCTAAAATGGAAAAAATATATGCTGCATTAGAGCAAGGGTGGCCTGATGCAACTATAAACTCTCATGAATTTGATAGATACGTTCTATGGGGTCTTATTGGTAATAATATTTTATACATGAACGGTGATTTTATTTTTACTGATATGCCATACAATGGTAGATATGATCCTAAAAATGAAGATTGGGATAATACTTATTGGAGATGGTGTTATCAGAGTTTACACGATAATAGAAAATTAGATGTACCTTCAGATAGATTTGAACAGTGGAAAATAAATATTCAACCATGGAAGAACGAAGGTGAATATATTTTGCTGTGTCCTTCATCAGAGACTATGACATTTTATATGCACGGTTGTAATGTAAATGAATGGATTGAAAAAACATCTAAACAAATTAGAGAGCAGACGAATAAACCCATCAAAGTTCGTCTCAAGCCTAGAAAAGCTGGAACATCTGGTCCTAGTGTTGCTGATACTCCTTTTAATTCTGATCTTAATAAGGCACATGCTGTCGTGGTTTCAGGATCTATATGTGCAGTTGATGCATTAGCAGCAGGTGTACCAGTATTCAGTACTTCAGATTATGCACCAAGTGCTTGGTGTACAAACAGAGATTTTTCTAAGTTAGAAAATCCTTATAAATATGATAGAGAGCATCTCTTTTACAATCTTGCTTATAAGCAATACTCTATAAAAGAAATGCGCGAAGGTTTATGTTATGAAAATTCAATGCGATTTCTCAACTATAAAAGCGAGTAAGCGACACTTACTTTCAAATCCAATTACTGCTGCTTTTCATGCTATACAAGCTTCAGTATCAGAAAATGGTTATGAAATAGTTCAGGAAGACCCTGATGTAGTTTTTGTATTCGGTTCTATTACTCGTCGTAAAATGGATACTGAAAGAGCTATTTCTATACAACAACATAGAGATAATAATACACCAATATTTTCTCTCGATTCTTCTTTGTTTTCTACTTATATTCGTAATAGAATGAATAGCCCTGAAACTTATATGTTTAGAGTTGGCTATGGAGACTGTGTGGGAACCGGAAACTTTTT